AACAGAGACAGGAAATATGCAGGCGACATATACACTGTTAGGGGAATATACAATGTACAAGACCAGGACTTTAATCTATCTCAGTTTGGTATGTTTTTATCAAATGACACATTATTTTTGACTGTGCATCTAAACGACATTGTGGAAAGGATTGGCAGGAAGCCAATGTCAGGTGATGTTTTAGAGTTCCCACACATGAAAGAAGATTACTCATTGGATGAAAGCATACCCATCGCACTCAAAAGATACTATGTGATTGAAGATGTAAACAGAGCCGCGGAAGGATTCTCACAGACATGGTGGCCACATTTGTTAAGATTGAAAATGAAGACACTAGTAGACTCGCAAGAATTCAGAGATATAATTGGTGATGCAACAACTGAAAATTCTGTCGCAAGTTACATGAGCACTTTCAACAAGGAAAAGACAATCAACGATCAAGTTGTTGCACAAGCAGAAGCGGATGCTCCCAAGGCAGGATTCAACTACAAGCAATACTATGTTGCACCTATAGATGAGAGGGGAAACATAAGGACAAAAAATGTTAATACACAGGCACAAAGAGCCAGTAGCAATAACACTGTCAATGCAACCATAGACACTCCTGCAAGTTCACACTACGGTTTTTATCTGGATGGCGACGGAGTGGCACCCAACGGAAACCCTGCAGGTTTTGGCATTACATTTCCCACTTCTGGCGTAGACAAGGGTGATTACTTCTTGAGGACAGATTTCTTACCTAACAGGCTGTTTAGATACGACGGAAACAGATGGATAAAAATTGAAGACAGCGTGAGGATAACTACAACAAACACTGATTCTAGAGGAAACTACAAAACAGGTTTTGTCAACAACACAACGTCATCAACCATTAATGGCTTAACTGTTACACAGAGGCAGTCGTTGGCGGATGCTCTCAAACCAAAGGCTGACAATTAGGAATGTTACATTTTTACGAAGGACAGGTTAGAAAATTTTTAACTCAATTCATTAGAATATTGAGCAACTTCTCTGTTGAAACGGGAAGAGGCAAGGATGGAGGAATAAATCTACGTGCGGTTCCTGTGGTGTATGGAGATCCAACAAGGCAGGTTGCGAACATCATCAGAAACAACAGTGAAAATGCCCTGAATTATGCACCTAAAATTGCCTGTTATGTCAGAGACCTAAACTATGACAGGGAAAGGATGCAGAACCCTTACCACATAGAAAAGCAACACCTGAGAGAAAGAGACGTAGATTCGGATGGAAACTACACAAACCAACTGGGTGCAGGGTACACGGTTGAGAAAGTGATGCCATCACCTTTCAGACTAGAAGTGACAGCAGATATTTTCTCATCAAACACAGATCAAAAATTACAAATCATGGAGCAAATTTTGTATTTGTTCAATCCAGATTTCGAAATCCAAAAAACAGACAACTACATAGACTGGACAAGTTTGAGTTACGTAGAATTGACCGGCGTAAAGTTTAGTTCCAGGACCATACCGGTTGGTGCAGAGTCTGAGATAGACGTTGCATCACTTACTTTCTCCATGCCCATATGGCTATCTCCACCTGTCAAGGTGAAGAAACTAGGCGTGATACAGAAGATAATAATGAGCATCTACGACGACGATGGCGGAATTGCACAGGGACTGATAGATGGCGAATTGGTGTCGAGAAGTTTCATAACACCAAACAATTTTGGATTGTTGGTCACAGGAAACCAATTGAGACTATTAGGTACAACGGGGGTCAATGTCAAATCTGGTGGAGATGGATTCCAGACAGGTGCCAACGAACCAAATAACTTTGATCCGTTTGAAGCGTTTGGGCCAGCGGTAAACTGGAAAACTCTGTTGGATCAGTATGGAAAGGTGATCAATGGGACATCACAGATAAGATTAACACAACCAGACGGCAACGAGATTGTTGGAACAATAGCAACTACAACATTGGACGACACGATTCTATTGTACACAATCGACAGTGACACCGTACCAAGCAACTCATTAACGGCTGTCAAAAAGATCATCAATCCTGCCACATTTAAGCCAACCACTGTTGCTAATGGCGATAGGTACTTGGTCATAAACGATGTGGGTGATTCAACAGCAAGTTTCCAAAGTGCTACCTGGGGTACGCTTGTGGCCAGCGTTGGTGACATCATAGAATACAACGGTGCAACAAGCAAGTGGAATATAGCCTTTGATGCTAGTAATCCAGATTCAACACAACACTACGTCACCAATCTTAACACAGGAATACAGTATAGATTCAATGGCACAGAATGGGTAAAATCTTACGAGGGTGTATACAAACAAGGTAATTGGAGCATAGTATTAGACGGTGGAGCAGACCCGGGATACAACTCAAGCCTTGACGCTACCACCCCATAGTTGTTATAATAAAGCATGAAAGAAAACATCGTCTGTTCGGGTGCCCTGTTCTATGCAACCAGCACCAAACGTTTCCTGTTCCTACAGCGTACTGACCGAAAAACACAGGGCATGTGGGGACTGGTTGGTGGTAAAAGTAAATTCACAGAAAGTGCATTCGAAGGACTCAAACGTGAGATAGAAGAGGAAACAGGAAGCATACCCAAATTCAAGAAAGTCATACCCCTTGAGATGTTCACTTCCAATGATCAGAAGTTTTTCTTTCACACATATCTTGTTGCAATAGATTCAGAATTCATTCCTCGACTAAATGAAGAACATTCGGGATACTGTTGGACCTCTTTTGAATGCTGGCCCAAGAACTTACACATGGGTCTCAAAAATACTTTGAACAATAAAAGTATAAAAGGAAAACTACAAACTATCTTGGATCTTATAGTCTAAAAAAAAGGCGACCCGAAAGCCGCCTTTTGATTCTACTAAAAAGTAATTTTATTTATTAGTTGTTAGATCTCACTGCACAATTTACCAATTTGATATTTGTGTCTGTGTCAGTTTCTAATGCTCTACCAATAACGTTGAAAGGAGAGAATGACTCACCTTGCGCCACTGCTCTAGCACAACCTTTTGTTGATGATGTCACAAGTCTTTGACCTTTAGTCACTTCACCTATTACTCTAACCGGAGTTCTACCTGTCATTGCTACGTATGGGTGTGATTCATCTGAACCTGCACCTGCATTCATCATGTATGCTGGTTTGTGGGAGATAACACCAAACACATCCTCAGACATTTCTGAGTGAATTTCCGTGATCTCTGCTGAACCGCCAACCATTACCACTGAACCTGTTTCCATAGGAGCGTCTGCTTCGAAACGCTCGGCAACGTCCGCGTACTGCGCCGATGATGCCGTGGATGCAATCACATTGGTTGATGGATTGTATTTCAGGCCAGTGTCTGTTTCAATGCCCTGTGTTCCAGATGCTCCGTCCACTAAAGCGATGAAAATGTTTTCATTGGCTGTGTTGTTCGCAGTAACGGTCACCGCTGTGGCAATTGCCGCTGTTCCTGACGTGTCTTGGTTACCACCTGCGTTGACACCTGGCAAGTTGATCGCCGCTGTACCGTCAAAGTTTACACCACCGATTGCTCTAGTAGTTGCTAATTTTGTGGCAGTGGCCGCATTTCCTGTACATGATCCTGAACTTCCTGATGCATTACCTGTCAACGCACCTACGAATCCTGTAGCAGTTATCTTTCCTGTGCTTGGGTTGTATGTGCATGTACCATCTGACTCCAATCCAAGATTACCACCATCGACGTCACCGCCGGCAGTAAAGATCATTGCATTGTCTTCATCAGTGCTTTCGTTGTCTGTTATTGTGACTGTTGTTGCTACTGTGGCAACATCTGCTGTACCTGTTACGTTACCTGTCAAAGCACCAGCAAATCCTGTTGCAGTGAGCACACCTGAACTACTGTTGAAAGTTAGGTTGGTTCCTGTTTTAGGAGGCAAATCTCCAGTGGCCGCTGTAACAAAAAGTACATTACAACTTGTATCACTACTTTCATCCGCGGCTGTAACTGCTGTGGCAATATCTGCTGTACCTGTTAAGTCACCTGTTACGTTACCTTCTAGGTTTGCAACCAATGTTGATACTGATACTGATACACCGCCTGATTTGTCAGCCGCTGTCGCAGTCGTCGTACCCATCGTGAACTTGTCTGCTGACTCGTCCCATAGTATGGCCGCGTTGTTACCCGTTGAACCCCTCTCGATGATGATACCTGCATCGTTGCTTGATGCTGATATACCTGTGTTCAATTCTATAATGTTGTCTGCTATTGTTGTGTTTACTGAACTGACTGTTGAAGTTGAACCGTTTACAGTCAAGTTACCTGTCAACACAAGGTTACCACCGATTGTCGCGTTGTTGGTGATTGCCGTGTCGCCTGTTGCTGTAAGATTCAACACACCTGTTGATGTCACAGTCAAGTCAGTTCCGTCAGACTCAATCTTCTCACCCGCTGTACCATAGGCAATTCCCACGTTGTTTGGAATCTCCACATCTGATGTTGCTGAAAGTTTGATCTTTGCTCCAGAACTGATTGTTAGGTCAGTGTCATTTGATTCGATCTTCTCACTTGCGTTGTCATCAAAAACTATACCTATGTTTTTTGGAATGTGTACATCTGACACCGCTGTAAGGTTTATCTTTGCACCCGAATTGATAGTCAAATCTGTGTCGTTTGATTCGATCTTCTCAGTTCCGTTTGCATCAAATACAAGTCCAATGTTTTGTGGAATGTGTACATCTGATACCGCTGTAAGATTGATCTTTGCACCTGAATTGATTGTTAGGTCTGTGTCATTTGATTCGATCTTCTCACTTCCATTGGCATCAAAAACTATTCCCACGTTTTGTGGAACGTGTACGTCTGATGTTGCCGCTAAATTGATCTTGGCACCTGAAGTAACAGTCAAGTCTGTGCTGTCACCTTCTATCTTCTCACCCGTACCAAAAGTGATTCCAACGTTTGCTGGTACTACCACATCTGTTGTGGCTGTCAAATTGATTGCACCACCTGATGTCACTGTAAGGTCTGTGTTGTCACCTTCGATCTTCTCACCTGTACCGAATGTTACTCCCACGTCTGCAGGCACTACCACGTCGGTTCCTGCTGTAAGGTTGATTGCACCCGATGCCGTGACTGTGGTCGTCGCCGCCGTCTGGCTTAATACTACGCCGCCATCTGCTGTGTTAGTGATTGCTCCGTTCGAGCCTGTGTCTGCTACTACGACACTTGAGTTTAATATTGTTAGATTTACTTTGTCGTCTACGTATTTTTTGTTTGCTACGTCACCGTCTGAACTTGGTGCCGCTGTTGCTAGTCCTACGATTGTGTTTGCTGAGGCTGATATTACAATATCACCTACTTCCAATCCGTTATTGACCCTAAAGTTTCTTGTTGTCATGGTTCCATATCTCCCGCATGATTGTTAATTTAAACTGTATTTATGTTGTTTTGGTAATATTATTCTGCTAGGCAGTTGATTCTGTACGCATTAACCACTGTGGATCCACCCGATGTGGACGCCACTGACAATTCCACACTGTTATCTGCATCTGATTTGAATGCGGCTGTGAATTCAAGTTGGGTTGTTCCTTTGGTTGAAACAAAAGGTCCTTGGGAAACAGAGGCCTCTCCTGGTGCACCAGAACAGTAAACTTCCTGCACACTAAAAGCACCTTCCGTGGCATTTTTTCCCACCACGTAATACATGGCCGCTGTAGCATCATCTAGATCAAAGTCGTCAAATGCAGTTGCACTTGAACTTACTGTTGTGGCTCCTATTATCTTTTGGTTTGTGTTTGATACCGCTGACATGGAGTCTGCTAATAAAGTTTTGTGTATCTTCAATGATAAGTTTGGTGTTAGACCCGCCGCTGAAAGAACCAAGTTACTACCATCTATCGCCGCTGACAGTGTGATCATGTCGTTATTGCCTGTGTTGATTGTACCATACTGGGCCACGAAAGCGTTCGTGCCGTTATGAACCACAAGTGCTTCTGTTACACCGGTCTCTGTCTTGGCGTTGTCATCTATGATGATCAGATACTTGGCCGCTCTAAATGAAGCATGGGCGAAAGAGTCTATGCTTTCTGAGGCTGAATCCACGTCTGTGTTGGAAGTTGTGACAGTGACACCTGCTGTGGCGTCTGCCGTATTAGCTCTTGAAATTGGAATCTTGTAGTAACTGATCTTGGAGTCTGCACTGGGTGCCGTGATCTTGACTCTTACCTGGTTACTTGATACATCGGCCGATGTTGTTGGTAAGGTGTTGGCCGTACCAGAAGCACCACCTCTGGCACCACTTACAAAAGCGTCTGAATCGTTGTGTGCGACTGTGAAGCAAGATGCACTGGAATGGTCGTTAGTCAAATCATTCAACGCAACAAAGTACCATGCCATGTCAGCACTTGTGGCCTGGAAGTAGTCTACTGTCCTAGCAGAAGTACTAACCGACTTGTTGTTCTTGACAACTGCCCGTGTATCGTCTGAAGCGGTTGCTGTAGACGAAGCGAATGACAGTGTGCCAGATCCGTCTGTTTTTAGTACGTCTCCGG